GATGCTAAGAACAGAGCTTTGATTTCCTCTTGCCGATGGATAGATAGTCTCAATTATTACGGTGATAGATGTGAAGAAGAACAGGCTCTTAAATGGCCCCGAAACAATTACGAAGTCGATAATGTTGAATTGGTATGCACAGCCATACCAAAAAGCATTAAGTACGCACAGTACGAATTGGCTAGAGCATTGGCAAATGAAACTGACGCTATCACAGGAAATAAAGGAACTGATGGAACTTATGAACAGGTTAAATTAGGAGAAATTGAAGTTAAGTACAACACTGATAGTCAAGGTGTTGGAACGATTAACAACGTCTTTGATGTTTATCCTTGGTTACAAAGTTACCTTGGTGCTTATTGTCTTGGTGGTTCTGGTAGCTATCAAGTAAGAACAGTTAGAGGTTAATTATGGCAGGAGCATTAGACAGTTTATTTAAAGACGTAGCGAAACAAGTCGTTGCTGATCTTGGTTCGGCTTTAGATACAACTATTACTTATAAAAGGAAAGCTTCTCCTAGTTACAACACTTCTACAGGTGCTTTAACTACTACTGATACGAATTACGCCTCTATAAAAGTTCCTATTGAATTTATTAAGTCAGAGGAAGATGATGATCGTGAATTAAGACAGGCGAAATTGTATATCACACCTGATTTAATTGGAGGGAATCAACCAACATTTGAAGATGAAGTTATTTTGAGTTATGCAGGTGGAACTCATACAGCACAGATTGTTGATATAGATACTAGAAGAGGTGGACAAGCTTATCTGTTTACTTTATTAGTGAGATTCTGATGGCAAAAGGTATTTCTTATACGGAAATGAAGGCAAGGGATTTTGCCAATATGATTCGTGATGATTTGAAAGAGGAGATAGAAGTTCAACTTAATGGTTTTGTTCGTTCTGTTGTGAATGATTTATCTAATAAGGGCATGTTTACAAAGAAAGGAGGAGTTAGCCCAGTATTGACAGGCTTTTTCGCTTCTAGCTGGAAGGCGAGTGTAAATAGAATTAATAGAAAAGATAAAAGAGAAAGCTTTCCTCGATGGGCAAGGATTAAATACAAAGGGAATAAACTTTTGCCAGGTTATAGACCTCTTTTAGAACAAAGACATGCAGTCCCTACGGGCTTTAAGATTAATCAATCAGTATTTATAGGGAATACAGCGAAATATGCTCCAGATGCTGTTTTGTCTCCTAAATCTCAAATATTTGCTTATTTGGCAGATGGTTCAGGGACTTTTGCCGAGGGATTAACATATAAGATTGATAGATTTTTTACCGATAAGAAACGTCCTGATATTAGAGTTGGTGGAGATGTTGATGATGCGAATCGTATCAGCTACTTGAAACTATGACACTTGTAAATGCTAGAGCCGCTTTTGAGAAAGCTGTTAAAGATGCAGTTGTAGCTGCTGATGGAACAGTAACTATGGTGTTTGATAATGTTCCATATATTACTCCTGGTAAAACTAAGAAATATGTAGTGATGTCAGTTAATTTCGGACGAGCTACTGTCCAAAGTCAAGGAGCAGCCAGCGATTATTATGCTGGATTTATTCAATGCAGTATTTATGTTCCAAAAAATAAAGGGACTTCTGTTTTATCAGCAATCGGTGAATCAGTAATTGATGGCTTAACGTCTATTAATGCTTCTAATTATACGGATACATTTAGTTGTAAACCAAGAGCAGGAGAGATTGTTGGGCCTGGTGTTGTTGAAAGTGAAGATGAATCGCACTACTTGGGGGTTATCACTTGTCAGTTCTCAGCAAACGCCTAGTATAATATTATTGTAGAAAACAGACCTATTTATGTCAAAAGCCATTGAACTGCTCCGCAATAACTTTGGGGTTAGTCAGCTTTATCAGCACGAAGTAGTAAAGAATGGGGCTTCAATCCTTACTGTTTGTTGGCATCCTTTAACTATTGCTGAGAGAGAATCTATTCAGAAAAAAACGAATAGTGATGATGCTAATGATTTTGCTTTGGCATTAATGATTGAAAAAGCTTTAGATTCTGAAGGTAATAGACTTTTTCAAGATGGAGACAAGGCTGCTTTAAGAAGAGAAGTGGAAGCTGCTGTTTTGCAGGAAATTCAATTAGCAATGCTTGAATCTGGAACGGATAAGGAGGTGGATGAAGCTAAAGCAGAATTGAAAAGCTAGAGGGGAAGTACGTTTTGTCTACTCTTTAGCAAAAGAGTTAGGGAAGACGGTGGCAGAATTAAATCAAACTTTGACGAGAGAAGAAATGATAAATTGGGCTGCTTTTTTTGCTTTACAGAATGAAGAAATGGAAAGAGATAAAGAAGCAAGGCAATTAGGTGCTGCTAGTCGAACGCAAACAAGGTAAGCTAGAGATAGTTTTTGTCTTCAAGAGGGTTTGGCTAGTTATACCCGCTTAATTGAATTTAAGGTTAAGGATACTGAGTTAAATCGTGCTGTAAATAAACTTAGTAAGACATTAGATCGTATTGATAAATCTTTAGTAGGTATAGATAAAAAATTAGATCAGATTGCAAAACAAGGTTTTGGAGGAATTGCAAAGGAAGCGAATAAAGCTGAGAAGTCTGTTGGTAAACTAGGGAAGGCTATGAAGGCACTTTCTAGTCCTCAAGGATTAGCAAGAGGTGCTGTAAGCGGAGCATTTGGTCTTTTAGGCGGAAAGAAAGGAGAAATTGCTCGAAGAGTAGCGGAATTATACGCTTTTGATGGTGTATTGAGAAAATTAACGAATGGTAGTGCTGGCTTACCTGCTTTCAATAGAAGAGTTACAGAGGCTGCTACTGCTCTAGCTGGATTTGGAATTGCACATACTGGTGCGATTGCTGCTGTAGTTGGTGGTAGTGCTGCAATACTTACGGGTACAAAATTTTTCTATGACTTAGGGAAAGGTGTAAGGCAAGCAGAAGCTAATATGATTGACTTTATTAAAACTTCTAGGCAACTAGGAGTAGGTAAAGGGGTAAGATCTCTGTTCCCGAAAGGATCTTTATGGGGTGGAGACGAGAGGGATACTAGCTCTATGCCGTTTGCTGGAGACAAGGCAGCAGCAGCAGTTGATAAAGAGTTAGGGAGGACATTTTCAGGTCAAAGATCTCCTGTTACAGGATATGGGGCGATAGGAAGCCTTGATACACAGAGAAAAGCATTAGCACATACGAAGCAAATACAGGAAAAATTAGTTGCATTAACAGGTAAACACCTTCAAGCAAGTGTTCAAGTTAGAAATGCTCAAGTTCGATACAACCTTGAGTTAGCAAAAACCAAGGTGGTTCAAGGTTTTGTAACAGCAGATCTCTGGGCTATGCAGAAGGCATGGCAAGGAATTGTTTCAACGATGAAGGGTGCAGGGAATCTAATAGGTGGAATATTTGGAGGAAAGTTTGGAGGAGCAGGGAAAGGTCTTGGTGTTATAACTTTGAGTCGTTCAATTGAACTTTTAACAGGGAAATTAGGATTCTTAAATAAGGCTTGGATTGAAAATATAAACAAGATCGCCTTATGGTCAGCTAGAGCTAGTGAAGCGATAACAGCCGTCAATGTTGCTTATGGTGTTTTAAGTACAGGGTTAAACGCTGCAAGTTGGACTGCTGGTGCGATTAAAGGTTTTGTTGATTTTGAAAAACAAGCTGTTTTAAGTCTTAACAAAGTAAATGCCGCAAGAAGGAATTTAGACAAGCAAATGTCTAGTTGGTTGTCTAAAAATAAGGGAGGCTTCGGGAAGAAAGGTGGAAGTATAGGCCCAGCACAAAACAAGGCTGGATTCCTTGGAACTATGTTTGGCCCCATCGGGTTAATGATGGGTGACAGAATGAGTGGTGAGTTACAGGAAATATATGGGGGGGCTTCTAAATTTAAAGATAGAACTCCTTTAATGAAAAGACTGGAGGATAATTTAGCGAATGCAAGAAAAGAATTATCCAAATTACATTCAACTAGCAATAAATTTAGAGGTCAACTTGCAAAAGTTGTTCAATTAGAAGAACGAATAAATAAAGAGATAGCAAAGAGAAAAGAGTTATATAAGCAGATTAGTCCTACAGAGATTGCTAAAACTGAAGCGAAGGAAAGAGAAGAAAGTATTAAACGAGGAAATAAATTAAGAGCAGATGCAGATAAGAAGATTAAAGAATCAGCGTTAGATAGATATAAAGAAATTCAGAATAGATGGAAATTAGAAGCAAGTAATCATCGTAAGGAAGTTCAAAGAATTAATGAAAGGAATCGACTTGCAAAAAAACGAAGGGCAGATAGAGGAGCTGCACTAGGCAGATTTGGCGAGAATGTAATGCTTGGGGCAGGTTTCCCAATGTTATTTGGAGGTGGACCTGGTGCTGTAGCTGGTGGCCTTACTGGTGCGGTTGGGCAATCTTTAATAGGATCTAAAGGCTTCGGTATGCAAATACTCTTTAGTGCTTTAGGTCAACAAGTAGATGCTCTTGTAGGCAAAATATCGACTCTTGGCAAAGCATTTAACGATATGAATCCAGATGTAGATCGTATTATAGGTTCATTAGGTGAGACAAATACTGCTTATGGGAAGCACCTCGAAATGTTGAAGAAGATAAAAGGAGAATCAGCAGCAATGACAGAAGCAACTAGTAGATTAACTGGGTTAATAGGGAAAGAAGGTGTCGCAGGATTGAAGAAATTTGGAGATGATACACAGGCACTTGCAAACGCATGGAGTAAATTTGCGACATTAATTAATACAAGTCTTGCTCAATGGATAAATGCTACTGGAATATTAGTTGGATTAACTAATGCTTTATCAAGGGCTTCAAGATTTAAGAGCGCAAAGAGGGCAGCAGAAGGAGGGGATGTAGGACTTGCTTTATTGTTTGCTCAAAGGAAGGGTTTGCAAAGCAACTTCATGCGTGGCGTAGATAAGCAGGGTAATAGAAAGAGATGGGGGTTAGACGAATATGAAGGTGCGTTAAGAGGTATAGACGATCAAATTGATGCAGCAGAACTTAAGAGACAAGGAGGATTGGCTACAGGTGAATTACTCGGCAAAGGTGCAGATAAGATCGCTGCTTTAAATCAAGAGAGAGATTTCCTTTATGAGAAGATCAGATTAGGGGATAGAGAAGCAGAAATACAAAAGAAAATCCAAGATATCCTTAGAGAGAATCCAAGTCTTAAGGAGAAGGAGGTTGAATCTGCGGTTAGGGCAGTGGCAACAGCAACGGAACAATATGAAGCTCAACAAAAATTGAACGATTTATACGATTCAATAGGGCAGACGATTGAAGATGGAATAGTTAATGCACTTGATGGTGCAATTCAAGGAACAAAAACGTTAGGGGAAGTAGCAAGTAGTGTCTTTAAGGCTATTTCTAGGATGTTGATTCAATATGGAGTCCAAGCAATATTCCCTGCTTCTGGGTTTGCAAAATTCTTGGGTGGGAAGGCAGAAGGAGGCCCAGTTAAAGGTAAGAACTCTTATTTAGTAGGAGAAAGAGGCCCAGAATTATTTACACCTGGAAGTAGCGGACATATCACACCTAATCATGAATTAGGAGGAGGCGGTAACGTAACAGTAAATGTTGATGCTTCTGGTTCGGCTGTTGAAGGTGATGGGGCAGAGGCATCAAGATTAGGCAAAATGTTAGGTGCTGCAATTCAA